ATTTCCATTAACTATTCAAGAAACTAGAGTACCTGAAGGTATAGATGAGTATGCTCATTTAAATCCATTAAAAGAACAAATGGGTATGAATGAAAATGAAGAACCTATTCCTGGTGTTGAAGGTAATATGGATTATGTTCCTGGTGAACAACCTATGTCAGGATTAAATGGTGGTTTAGGTTTTCCTGGTGATGGAAATGATTTAGCTCCTGGTACAACTTTTAATGATTTAGATGGTAGTGCTAATTTAGGTTCTTTAGAAAAAGAATATGAAGGAGCAGACTTATCATCTGGACCAGCTCCAAGTCCTGAGATGCCTCAGATTAAACCTGCACAAATTGCAGCTAGAAGATTAGAGAAATTAATCTTAGACCAAATAGAAGAATCAAATGGTAGTGTAGAATTAAGAAGTGCAATCTTTGAAGCTTGTCTACTTGGAACAGGAATTATTAAAGGACCTTTTACTTATAATAAAACTTTACATAAGTATACTGACAATGGTAATGGTAGAGAGTATACACCTGAAACTGTTAAAGTTCCTAAAATGGAATTTGTTAGCATATGGGATTTTTATCCAGACCCTAATGCTAGAAATATGGAAGAAGCAGAATTTGTAATTCAAAGACATAGATTAAATAGAAACCAAGTTTTAGATTTAGCTAACAGACCTTTCTTTGACAAACAAGCAATACTTGAATGTTTAAGAATGGGTGCTAAGTATAATAAAAAATCTTGGGAAACAGATATAGATTTAGAAAAAAGTCAATACCCTGATATTGAAAATAATAGATTTGAAGTATTAGAATACTGGGGAACAATAGATGCATTAAGTGCTAGAGAAGAAGGATTAGAACTTGATGAATCAATTGATGACATGGAAGAAGTTCAAGTTAATGTTTGGATGATTCGAGATAAAGTAATTAGAATTGTTCAGAATCCATTTAAACCTTTTAGAACTCCTTATCAATCTTTTGTATATGAAAAAAATCCATATACATTTTTTGGTATTGGTGTTCCAGAAAATATGGATGATGCACAACAAATTATGAATGGTCATGCAAGAATGGCAATTGATAATTTAGCATTAGCTGGTAATTTAATATTTGATGTTGATGAATCAGCATTAGCATCTAATCAAACTATGGAAGTATTTCCTGGTAAGATTTTTAAAAGACAAGCTGGTTCTCCTGGTCAATCAATCTATGGATTAAAGTTTCCAAATACTGCTGTAGAAAATATGCAGATGTTTGATAAGTTTAGACAACTTGCAGATGAATCTACAGGATTACCATCTTATTCACATGGACAAACAGGTGTTCAATCTATGACAAGAACAGCATCTGGTATGTCAATGTTAATGGGAGCAGCATCATTAAATATTAAAACAGTAATTAAAAATATTGATGACCAATTAATTAAACCTTTGGGTGAAGCATTGTTCCAATGGAATATGCAATTCTATGAAGGTGACTTACCAATACATGGTGATTTAGAAATTAAAGCAACAGGTTCATCTAGTTTAATGAAGAAAGAAGTTAGAAGTCAAAGACTAACTATGTTCTTACAAACTGTACAGAATCCTGCTATTGCTCCATTTGTAAGAATGTCAGAAGTAATAAAAGAATTAGCTCACTCTTTAGATTTAGACCCAGCAGAAATTTTAAATACTAAAGATGAAGCAGAAATCTACGCAAAAATAATAGGACAACAAAATGCTAACAAAGGAACTAGCCCAGAAGCTCCTCTCCCTGGTGAACTCGGAGCAATGGGTGGTAATGGAGGAGTACCTCCAGAAGCTTCAGGAGCAAACAACCCTGGAAATGGCGAAAGCCCAATCGGACCTGGTAATACACCAATGCCAGGGGAGATGGAATTTACTGGACAGACTGAAGAACCTGCCCAATAATGTAAGAGACATAGTAAAATAATATTAGTGTTGACTAATATAATTTATATTGCTATAATTAAGCAAGGAGTAAAATGAAAAGAATAAAAGCAAAGAAAATGGCAACAGGTGGATTAATGACTATGCCACCTTATATTGCAAAACAAGATGAAGACAAACAAGGTATTACACCTTATGATGTCAATACTCCTATGTCTGCTAGAAAAGGTTTACCTTCAAGAGCATTAGACAAATCAAGAACAAGATTTAAAGATGGTGGAGAAGCTTTCCCAGATTTAAGTGGTGATGGTGAAATAACACAAGAAGATATTTTAATAGGTAAAGGTGTGATTAAAAAAGCTAAAGGTGGAATAATGCAAAGAGCAAAGTTTAATAAAGGAGATTTATCTACTAAAGAAATTATTGAAATGAAAAAAATGGAACAACTTGAAGCTATGAAAGATAGTGGACTTCCATTAACTGATGAACAAGAACAAGCATTAGAATCTTTTAAAGCATCTAAAAATATTAAAGCACAAGAATTGGCATTAGGTGGAATGGTTGGAGTTGAAAAAAGTAAGTATGACCAAAGACCAGACTATCAAGCTTATGCTGAAGGTGATATTGTAGAAGATGAAATGCCTGATGAAGATATGCCACCTATGCAAGAATTAGAAGTAGAAGAAGAATCTTTATTAGAACCAATGGGTATGGATAGTGAAATGCCTATGGATGATGAAGAAGATATTACTGATGAAGACTTAGAAGGTATGGATGCTATTATTGATACTTCAGCTTTATCAGATGAAGAAGAACAACTATTAGATGAAGCAGTTGATATGCATCCAGAATTAGAAGCTATCATTCCTAAACTAGTAGCAACAGAATTTACAGACGATGGAGAAGTAGAAGGACCAGGAACAGGAACTTCAGACTCTATCCCAGCACTTTTATCAGATGGTGAATTTGTATTTACAGCCAAAGCAGTTAAGAATATTGGTGTAGACAAATTAAGAAGTATGATGAAAAAAGCAGAACAAGATTATGATGCTGGTATTCAATCTCAAGAAGAAGAGATAGTATAAAAGAATTTATAGAGAAAGGTAACTCTATGAATAGACAAGCTACCTTATAATAATTTTATTATAAGCCCTTGTAGTTTCGTTTTAAACAAAAACACCTGCCTTAGCTACCTTCAGTTAAGAAGCCCTAAAGGAGGATACGATGAGTAACAAAAACGAAGAAGGAAGACAAGAAGCCGAAGCAAACCCTTACAACAGAAAAAAATCTTGGCATACAGATGATTCAATGCCACAAGATAGAACTTCTGCTGATGAAGGTTTGTTTGTGCCAAACCCTGAAAGTAATCAAGGTTTATCAAATGCTACTGCCGAAGGCAACCCAGATGATAATACTGAGAATACTGATGCAACAATGGATAAGGTTCAAGAGTCTGCATTAAATGTAGAATCTAACCCTTATACAAAAGTTGATTATAAGAAAAGATATGACGACCTAAAACGATATTATGATAGGAAGTTAGGTGAATGGAACAGCAAGGAAAGTGACCTTAAAGTTCAACTTAAAGAGAACAGACCTGTTTACCAACCACCAAAATCGAAAGAAGAGCTTGAAGCTTTTAAAAACGATTATCCTGACATTTATGGAGTTGTGGAAACTGTATCTCACTTACAATCGCAAAATGAAGTTAAGACTTTACAAGACGAGTTAGAAAGTTTAAAAAAAGCAAATACTACTTTACAACAAAAGGAAGCTGCACTTGAACTTTCAAAATATCATCCTGACTTTGAAGAAATAAAAGAGTCTGATGATTTTCATAACTGGGCAGATACTCAGCCAATGGAAATTAAAAACTGGATATATGAAAATAACTCTAATGGAGCATTAGCTGCACGAGCAATTGACTTGTATAAGAAGGACCGAGGTCTTGGACTTGATAAAAAAACTACGAAGAAACAACCTAAGAATGAAGGTGCAGACTTGTTGGTTAAAACTAACGAACAAACTCAAGTACCTGATTCTAAAGAACCTTTCTTCAAAAGGTCTGATATTCAAAAATTATCAGATGCAGAGTTTATGAAATATGAAAAAGATATTTTAAAAGCTCAAAGAGAAGGTAGAATTATAGATTAATTCTATTTTCATTTTTATCAACAACTAACAAAGGAGTAACTACAATGGCTAAATTCGCTGGTGGTTCAACATATAACTTTGGATTAGGTGTTTCAGGTCAAACTAATGGTTTTTTCATTCCTGAAATCTATTCAAAGAAAGTACAAATAGCTCTAAGAAAAGCTGCAGTAGCAGAAGCAATCTGTAACACAGACTACATGGGAGAAATCTCATCTTTCGGTGATACTGTTAACATTATCAAAGAGCCTCAAATCGCAGTAGCAGACTACACAAGAGGTCTGGCTGTAACATCAACTGACTTAACTGACCAAGAACTTGTTCTAACTGTAGACCAAGCTAAATCTTTTTCATTTAAGATTGATGACCTAGAGAAGAGATTCTCTCATATCAACTTCCAAGCTATAGCTTCAGACAATGCTGCTTATGCGTTAAGAGATGCAATGGATAGTAATATCTTAGCAGCTATTAATGCTGGTGCAACTGTAACTACAGGCATGGGAACTACTGGAACTCCAATTGATATTGGATTTGCAAGTGGTGAAGTTGACCCTTTAAACCAAATGGCATTAGCTGCTAAGGAATTAGATGAAGCTAACGCACCTGAAGATGGAAGATGGTTTGTCGCTGCACCTGAATGGTACAACGCACTTTCTAACTCTTCTTCTAAACTTTTATCAGTAGATTTTAATGCTGGTCAAGGTTCAATCAGAAATGGTTTAGTAGCATCTGGATTACTTAGAGGTTTCCAAATGTACAAATCAAACAATCTACCAACTAATGACTTATCTGGTGCTACACCTGCTGGTTCAGCAACTGCACCTGTAGCTCTATTCGGTCACATGAGTTCAACTGCTGCTGCGTCAAGCATGAACAAAGTGGAAACTGTTAGAGACACAGGTACTTTCTCAGATATCGTTAGAGGTTTAATGGTATGGGGAAGAAAAGTATTAAGACCAGAAGTCGCTGGTAAAATTATCTACACAATAGATTAATTTTTAATACACTATTGGGTGGGGGTAGTAATATCCCCATCCTCTTATTAGGAGAATAATTATGATAAATAAAATTAAAACACAATTAAAATGTTTACTAGATGATGCTAAACACTTTTGGATGTTTCATAGAAAACTTTCATTAGGTATTATAGCAGCTCTTGTAATTTTATGGATACTAATATAAGGAGATTATAATATGCCAATGAAAAAAGCAATGCCTGGTGGAAAAATAACAAACAAAGGCAAATACAAACATGGTGGAAAAGTTCACCGAAATAAAAAAGGTCATGGTGGAGTAATGACTATAGTACTTAAAAAAGACAAAACTAAGAAAAAATAATAATGGGTATAATGTCTTCACCTGCTTGGACTCGTAAAGAGGGTAAGTCTAAATCTGGAGGACTTAATGCTAAAGGTAGAGCTTCTTACAATAAAGGTCGAACTAAGACTGGTAAGAAAAGAAATCTAAAAGCACCAAGTAAGGTAGTTGGTAATAAAAGAAGAAAGAGTTTTTGTGCTAGGATGAAAGGGATGAAAAAGAAACTTACATCTAAGAAAACTGCAAGAGACCCTAATTCAAGAATTAATAAATCACTAAGAGCATGGAACTGTTAAATGGCTAAAACTTATCTATCAATGACAAATGAATTACTGGTTGAAATTAATGAACCAGAAGTAACAACAATATCAGGAGCATTAGGTGTACAAAAATTTGTAGCTAATTGTGTTAACAGAGCTTACTTTGATATTGTAGATTCAGTAGATGAATGGTCTTGGTTAAAAACTGCAGCTCCTCAAGATAACTATTATGGTAATACATATGTAGAAACTGTAGCTGGACAAAGATGGTATCTTATGAAAGCAGGTTCAACTGATGTAGATACAGATTATGATTCAGTTAACTGGGATGATTTTACTTTAACAACAGAAGGTGTATCAGGTAAATCAACTCCTCATACAATTAATAAATTAGCATTCACAACTCTATCAGCATGGAGAGCTAACTTTGCACAAGGAGAAGAAGCAAACAAAGCTAACACACAAACTTATTCAACACCTTTAAGAGTATTAAGAAGTTCAGATGGTAGAAGATTTGGATTATCTCCAATACCAGATGGTGTATATAGAATTTATTTCTTTGCTTATAATAGACCTTCTGAATTAACTAATGATACAGATACAGTATTATTTCCAGAACAATACAAACCAGTTTTACTAGCAAGAGCTAGATATTATATTTATCAATTTAAAGATAATATTGCACAATCACAATTAGCTTTAGATGAATATAAAAAA